AGTATATAATGAATTAAGTATATAATGAATTAAGTATATAATGAATTAAGTATATAACGTAATTATAATATAAATAGAATAAATCATATTCTATTTATAGAACACATTCAAAATGGATATCCAGTCACTTTTGCACGCATTAAACAATGATAACAATGAAGCGGTGGTGGATTTGGATTTTGCGACGATTGCCAAGCAGAAAAACGACATCTTACAACAATTAAATTTACCGAAAGAGGAATTACAGAAATTGCACAAGCAATTGAAAGCGTATCGCTGTGTGAATAATTTAGAAGATTTGCGGTTTGGGGGCTATGTACGGTGGATTTCTTTAAAAAACCCTGAGATAATTAAACTCACGAATGGTGGTATTGTATGTGATATCAAAAACGTGAATGCGGATATTCATATTAAATGTAAAAATAAGATGAATATGCTCTTCCAGGTAAAAATGTCCGAAATACTCTTGTTTCAAAAATTAAGTCCGCAAGAGGAGGTTATTTTGAAGGCGATGAAATACCTAGGGGCATAGCCCCTACAACCCCTAGGGGGTGCCCCCCTACAACCCCCCTTTAGGGGCTCCGCTAACGACTCTATCTTCGCGAAGGTCTTTGCCTAGGTCTTTGCCTAGGTCTTTGACTAGGTCTCCACCAATATCTTCGCGAATGTCTCCACCAATGTCTCCACCAAGGTCTTTGTCAATATATTCGCCCCCCCAGTGGGGGTTGTAGGGGGGCACCCCCTTACCCATAAAATCCGCCGCAATGGTTTCACCGACTTTTTTCAGCATCCCATCTTTCATCAATGGCATTAAATTAATAAGATAATTTGAAAGCGCGTGTCCCCAATACGCACAGGTAGTTCCTTGGACGTTGCCTATCAATTTCATAATCTGTTTGACAAATGTCTTGCTCGACACATGAAACAACGTGCCAGTCAAGCATGACGTATTTTCCGTAATCACCGCACCTGGCGTAATATTCAAAATATCAAATTGCCCTTGGTATTCTTTATAAATCGAATTGCCGTGGTAAAAGCCAAATGCGTTCGCCGCCTCATACACACTCAAATAAGGCACGCTGATTTCATTCGACATCGTCAAACCAAACAGGAAATTCGGGTGCATACACTGAGCGGTAATATTGATGAGGGCGCTCTTTTTTTCTGCTGCGCCTGTACCCGATGCGCTTGTGCCTGCTGCGCTTGCGCTTTTCCTATTCAGGAAATAGGGAATTGCCATGTGCGTTAGTCGGCTTTGCACTATGGTGCCCGTGGCAATCACATCACGAATATACTCGGCCTTCATTTCATGATAGGGTTTCCAACCCACGCGATGACCCACATTGTTTATAAGAATGGCTAAATTGTCACCAATCTCATCAAATGCCACTTGTATCTCCGTGAAAAAATCCTCCTCAAAAGCTTGTCGAAAATCTTTATAAATCACCTTGGTTTTAACATCAGGATACTCCGTTTTGATTTGGGCGACCGTTTTATCCGTGCGCTTTGACCCAATCAACAGCAGATGAAACCCACGATTGGCGCAGGCTAATGCCAATTCATACCCCTGGCCACTCGAAGCACCGGTAATCACCACCCAACTGCCCTTGCCACCATATCTCTCCAATAAATCTTTTTCGCTCATTAAAAAATACTTGTAGAACCCTTTCATTGCCGCCACCACGAGTAAAAGGAGTTGAAAAACAATAAGTGTCAATAGAATAGTATAAACTCTTTGCATTTTATATTACCATTATTTTTACTGTAACTTTTCAACGAAAATTTTCCGTGTTCCCTTTCCTTTTCCTTTTCCTTTCTTCGCTATTAATTTTACTTTTTTTTTACAAGTAAATTTATATATTTTCAATTTCTTTTTAGTTATAACACTATTATAACAAATCGCAATTGCACGCTTCTCTCCATTTGCATTATCTACCTTTGCTTTATCTACCTTTGCATTAGGCGCAGTCCCTCTAATATTCTTAATACATTTACATAATTTCACTGCCAATAAATGTTCGGCTTTTTCTTTTATAGCTTTACTCGATAATGCCGTTATATCTACTTTATAAAATTTCAGAATAGTTATATAATCGTTCTTATTTAGATTCATATTATATATTATATATATGTCTGAGTATATTAAATGTATGAGTATATTAAATGTGGCAATGGTTAAAAACTATAAAACAAATAAAATATTGGATACTATCGCATATGTTTAAATTGTTCTTGTTTCTGCTCCTAATTCCAGCATTGATTTATTCGAAAAATATATTATCGTATCTTAATACACAGCTGACGCAAATGAAATTAAAAAATAAAAAAACCAAGCCTTTAAAAATCGTCGTCTTTGATTTGGATGAAACATTAGGCTATTTCACCGAAATTTCTATGTTCTGGGATGCATTAGAACATTTTTATGGTCATAATTTATTCGCTGACAAATTTTATGAAATGTTAGATGTTTTTCCAGAAGTATTTCGGCCCAATATGATACCTATCTTGGATGTGCTTTACAAAAAGAAAATGCGGAAAACCTGTTATAAGCTGTTTATCTATACCAACAATCAAGGCCCCAAAAGTTGGGTAACGATGTTGAGTGACTATATAAATTTAAAAACAGGACATAAAATATTCGATTCTATCATCGCTGCGTATAAAGTGAGAGGAAAACAAATCGAACCGAAACGCACATCGCATGATAAAAGCGTCACAGACCTCATCAGCTGCACTGATATTCCAGCGAATACGGAAATATGTTTTATTGATGATTTGTATCATCCGCTCATGGATAAAGACAATGTCTATTATATCAATATTAAACCCTATCGCATCTCTCTGCCGTTTGAAGAGATGGCTAGTCGCTATTATGATGCCGTGCTGGATAAAATTATGCCCATATCAAAAAATACATTTATAAATAAGATTGTACCTTTTATGAAACAATACAATTATATGGTTTTAAATAAAAGTGAAGAGGAGAAAAATGTGGATAGGATTGTTAGTAAAAAACTTTTGGCTAATTTAGAAGAATTTTTAAAGAATGATAAGCCGCCCAATACACGAAAAGTACGCCAGCGAAGAGTCAAATCGATGCGATTCAATTATAATGTATAATATATAATGTATAATGTATAATATATAATATATATAATGGAACGTATCAAGCCAGGAAATCAACGGACAGAAGAATTAAATCAACGTCTATTCTATCGAAATATTCCCTCCAACCAACTGCAGCCGCAATTTGATAGCAGACCACAATCCAGTAAATATTCGAAAATGCCGATTGTAGATTTGCGTGTAAATCATTCTACGCCTATTCAGGATATATCGACCTATAATATTGAAATGACGTTTAATCCGGGAACGGCGCAAGCACCTTGGAGTGGCTTTGCAGCAAATATTAATAACGAATCACGCTTGCGAAACCAATTTTACGCCTTACAAAAAGGCGCAGGACAGTCCTGCTATATTCCGTCCAAAAATAGTCAATTGTACAACGCAGAAATACAATCAACTCTCTCGGAACACCAGCCTTATCCAGCTCTTTTTGAGAAAGATAGTTTCGAAGAATTTAATCCTTGCCCGACTGGACTGGGAGGTAATTTTTTTGAGAATTGTACTCGACAGCAACTAAAAGAATTGTCACAATAAAATATATATATATAAAATAAGCGCCATAAAATAAGCGCCATAAAATAAGCGCCATAAAATAAGCGCCATAAAATAAGCGTATAATACTTACATTATAGTTTCATTCTATAATGTAAATGGATATGGATATGGCTAGTGATGTGGTAAAACTTACAGCCGCAAATGAAAAAATGAATATAGTCGATAATGCTTCTTTAACATTTTTTACGAACCCGCTTTATTTAAATATAATCCAGCGAAAAAATTTGTGTTCTATAAAAGATAATACCGAAGAAATAAAATTTTACAGAAAACGCATTGTGTCGCTCTTTAAGGATATGTTTAAAGAGCCACCAAATAGAGAAATTAAGGAAATACATACCATGTTTGTAAATGCGGCAATTCGTTATTTTGAAATAACTGATAAAAAAGATATCATACAAGGCCAACACCAACCCGATGCAGATGCAGATGCGAATGCCGTTTCCAATACAGTATTAAACCCCGAAGATATATTAAATACAATCGGCGGGTCAGATTTATTATCCGTGAACGAAGCCAATGATAAAATGATGCGTAAGACTGTAGCTGTAGCCAGTTTAGCTAACTATGTTATTAGCAAACAAGACAATTCTGCCAATGAAAAACGGATTATTCCGATGAAAATGGAAATAGATTTAAAAACAAACGATTTGAAAATCAAAGGTATACCGCCAAAAAAAAATAAAAATAAAAAATAAAAATATAGGAGAGAAGATTTATCTAATTAATTTATAGTAGAAAGATGAAAACAAGGGCACATCGGAATAAAAAATACACACATAAAAATAAGCGCAAGCGTAGCATGAGCATAAGCAAGCGCAAGAGCAAGAGCAAGCGCAAGAGCATAAGCATAAGCATAAGCAAGCAAAGAAAAGGAGGCGATAAAAAAGCATCATTCACAAAAGCTCAATGCGCGCCAAAAAAAACCAACGAAATACAAGAGTTTAGTTGCTATAGCAAGGAAGCTCTCTTTAAAATGAGAGATTTATGGAATAAGCGGCATAGTGATTCCTTAATTGAAAGCGGAAGCCCGGTCGATATATGGAATAGCTTAAAAGGGAAGATGGAAAATGCATGTCATAGTGAAGCCTGTTGGTTAAAGCAAAAGTTTATGGAAAACAATTTAAATGACGAATTGACGAGCTATACCTTTGCCCCCAAATCACCGCCAAAATGGAAAGAAAATCACAACACCTGGTTAAATAGCACAGATATTGAAAAAGTGATGAAACAATACGAACACACCTATCCATGCTTTCGGTTTATTGGGCCGACCCCGATTGACTTTGATAAACATATCTATGAGAATAAATGTGTCTGGGATGATTTATGTAATTTCGAGATTTCAAAATTTATAAAGGATGGCGTTAATAAAATTGGCATTATATTTAATACTGACCCGCACGATAAAAGCGGGGCACATTGGATTTCGCTTTTCATCAATTTGAAGAAAAAATTCATTTTCTTTTTTGATAGCAATGGCACCAAAATACCGAAGGAAGTGAAAGAATTTTGTAATCGAGTAGTGTCGCAAGCCTTACAATTGGAGAAACCGATTGAGTTGACCTTTGACCAAAATGCGCCATTTGTGCATCAAGAAGGTAATACCGAATGTGGTATGTACTCACTCTATCTTATCATCACAATGATTAATGACGAACACAATTATAATTTTTTTAAAAAAACCAAGATAAGCGACGAGGCGATGGAAGAAATGCGTGACCGCTATTTCAACAATAATATTTAAAGTATAAGAATAAGTATAATACTAAGTATAATACTAAGTATAATAATATAAAAATTACATGATTTTTATAGTATAATGACGACATATGAAAAATTTACATCCAATCAAAATAAAGGCCTCGTCTGGAAATTACTCTGCGATGATGGTATCTTCGCTACCATACCAGAGACAAAGGCCGGCGCTGTAAAAGAGGATTTTGACCGTAAAATAGAAACCATTGCTAGGCAAATAACCGCCACCGACACTATAGTTAACTTGGATAAACGGGTTATTAGTGAAATGATTGATAAATATAAAAAAAAAGAGCCACCGCAGCCACAATACAATGCGGCCGAAATATCAGAAACTAGGCAAAAAGTATTCCAAGCTGAATTAAAAACAAAACAAACCGAATTTAACACCTTTAATGCGGTACGTGTGCCCGACAAAATAGACTTTTCAGATAATTTGGATTCGCCGATGGGGAGTGAAATGGATAAAATACTCGCTCAACAAATTGCTTTGCGAGAGAAACAATTGAACATGGTCTTAAAAACGCAAGATAAAGAAGCCGCAACCAAATGGATACAAAATCCTGGAGAGGGTAATAAAACGGAAGAACCAGTGAAACTAAAAATCGGTGAAAATATTAGTATGACGTTAAAAGAACCACCAACAAAAGTTAAAAAGGTAAATTTTTCCGAGACAACTGAAGATGATACTTTTATGGCCTTGTTAAAAAGGAAAGATATAGATGTGCCTACT